CTGCTGAAATGTTTTTTGAAGATGTTTTAATGGCATTAGTATTTTACGGTATGCCTTTATTAGCAGAAAATAATAAACCTCGATTATTATATTATTTAAAACGTAGAGGTTATAGACATTATTCAATGAACAGACCTGATAAACTTTGGAACAAGTTATCAACAGCTGAAAAAGAAGTTGGAGGTATACCTAACTCTAGCGAAGATATTAAACAAGCACACGCTGCTGCAATAGAAAGTTATATACAGCAACATGTTGGTTTAAAAGAAAATGGTGATTATGGTAATATAAATTTTAATATAACACTAAATGATTGGTCAAAGTTTGACATAAATAATAGAACAAGATATGATGCTAGTATTAGTTCAGGTCTTGCTATTATGGCTTGTAATAAAAACTTATATCACCCAAAACCACAACGAACACAAGCTAAAGTAGAGTTTGGGTTTACTAAATACGACAACGAAGGTATGTTATCAAAAATAATAAATAGATGATTAAAACGCAAAAAAAATCTAGTTTTCCAAGTCAGGCAGTGCCTGATGCTGAGAAGTCTAGCAAGGAATATGGCCTGCAAGTTGCAAGAGCTATAGAAGCTGAGTGGTTTAAACGCGACAGCGGTAGCGATAGATTTTATGACATGCAGATGCGTAATCATGAGCTTAGGCTATACGCAAGAGGAGAACAATCAATACAAAAATATAAAGATGAGTTATCAATAAATGGTGACTTAAGCTATTTAAATTTAGACTGGAAGCCAGTTCCTATTATACCTAAGTTCGTAGATATAGTTGTAAACGGTATTAACGAAAGGTTATATGATATTAAAGCTTACTCAGTAGATTCAGTTGCAGCTCAAAAACGAACCGATTATATCGAAGACATGCTCGAAGATATGAGGTTTAAATCATTTAAAAGTAACGTACAAGAACAAACAGGTATTAATACATTTAACAATGAACCTGAAAATTTACCAGAAAACGAAGAAGAGCTTTCTGTACATATGCAGCTTGACTATAAACAAAGTATTGAAATAGCAGAAGAAGAAGCTATAGACAATGTAATGAAGTTAAATAAGTTTAGTTTAATAAAGAAAAGATTAGATTACGATTTAACTGTATTAGGTATATCAGCTGTTAAAAATTCTTTTAATACTGCTGAAGGTATTAAACTAGAGTATGTAGATCCTACAAATTTAGTTTACTCATATAGTGAGTCACCATATTTTGATGATTTATATTATGTTGGTGAAGTTAGAAGAGTACAATTAAAAGACTTAGCTAAACAATTTCCTAATTTAACTTTAGAAGAATTAGAAGATATTGAAAAGAAATACGAAAGCGCTACATATGATAGGTATGTTTATTATCCACAAGACACAAACGAAAAAGGTTACGTAAATGTTTTACACTTTGAATACAAAACTTTTAATCATCAAGTTTATAAAGTAAAACAAAATGCTAGTGGAGCAGATAAAGCTTTGAAAAAAGACGATAGTTTTAATCCACCAAAAGATAATAGAGCTAGGTTTCAAAGAGTTTCTAGAGCAATAGAAGTATTATATAGTGGTACTAAAATAATTGGTCATGATGTTTTATTAGACTGGAAGATGTGTGAAAACATGACAAGACCTAAGTCTGATATTACTAAAGTAGGTATGAGCTATAATATAGTATCACCTCGTATGTATAAAGGAAGACCAGAGTCGTTAGTAGCTCGTATGATTACGTTTGCTGATATGATACAGCTTACGCATTTAAAGTTACAACAAGTAATGTCTAAAGTAGTTCCAGATGGTGTATATCTTGATGCTGATGGTTTAGCTGAAATAGATTTAGGTAACGGAACAAACTATAATGCTCAAGAAGCTTTAAACATGTACTTCCAAACTGGTAGTGTTATTGGTAGATCAATGACACAAGATGGTGACTTTAACCAAGGTAAAACACCTATACAAGAATTAAGATCTAGTGGTGGTCAAGGTAAAATACAAAGCTTAATACAATCGTATAACTATTATTTACAAATGATAAGGGATGTTACCGGTTTAAATGAAGCAAGAGATGGTAGTATGCCAGATCAAAAATCACTAGTTGGTTTACAAAAACTAGCCGCTGCAAATAGCAACACAGCTACAAGACATATATTACAAGCAGGTGTTTATCTAGCTTTAAAAACAGCTGAAGCGGTATCATTAAGAATATCNGATGTATTAGAATATTCCAACACTAAAAATCAATTTATATTATCATTAGGTAGATTTAACGTAGGTACATTAAACCAAGTTAAAGAATTACACTTACATGATTTTGGTATATTCTTAGAGTTAGCACCTGATGAAGAAGAAAAACAAAGATTAGAAAACAATATACAAATGGCAATGCAGCAACAACAAATTGGTCTGCAAGATGCTATTGATATTAGAGAAGTTAAAAATTTAAAACTTGCTAATCAGTTGTTAAAAGTAAGACAAAAGAAAAAACAAGAGCAAGATAGAGCTATGCAACAAGAGAATATAAAAGCTCAATCAGAGTCTAACGCTCAAGCTGCTCAATCAGCTGCACAAGCTGAAATGCAAAAAGAACAAGCATTAGCAGAAAGCAAGATTAGTATTAATCAAGCACAGTTAGAGTTTGATATTAAAAAAATGGAAAGAGAAGCTCAAATCAAAATGCAGCTAATGGAAACTGAATTTGATTTAAACATGAAGCTTAAAGATGGCGAAAGACAAGTGATTAAAGATAAAGAGAAATACAAAGAAGATCGAAAAGACGAACGTACTAGAATACAAGCTAGTCAACAGTCTGAGTTAATCGATCAAAGAAAAAAAGACTTACCAGCTAAACAGTTTGAGTCAAAAGGCTTTGACAGCTTAGGTGGTTTTGGCTTGGAACAATTTGATCCAAGATAATTTTACTAATTTTATAATATTATATTATGGCAGAAAAACAAGAAGAGGTTGTAGACCAAGTAGCTCCTGAACAAGAAGCTAAGGTCGAAGAACCTAAAAAAGATACTGGCCTCCAGGAGGACGGTTCTTACAAAGTTGATTTAACTAAACCACCTGTAGAACCTGAAGAGGTTGTAGAGGAAAAAGTTGAAGAAAAACCTGTTGAAGAGGTTGTTGAAAAAACAGAACAGCCAGAACAAGAGGAAACACCTGTGTTACAAGAAGTAACAGAGGAAGAAGAACAACCTGAAGCTACAGAAGAAGTAGTTGAAGAGGTTGTGGAAAATATTGAAAATAAAACTCCAGAAGTGGAGCTACCAGAAAACATACAGAAAGTCGTTGACTTTATGAATGAGACTGGTGGAACGCTAGAGGATTATGTTCGACTCAATGCGGATTACTCAAATGCAGACGACGAAGCACTCTTGAGAGAGTACTACAAGTCTACAAAACCTCATTTATCTTCTGATGAAGTTAACTTCTTATTAGATGATAACTTCAGTTATGACGAAGAAACAGATGAGGCAAGGGACATAAAGCGAAAAAAGCTTGCTTATAAAGAAGCGGTTGCACAAGCCAAGAACCATTTGGAAACGATGAAGGCGCAATATTACAAAGAGGTCAAGTTGGGCTCTAAGTTAGCACCTGAACAACAAAAGGCAATTGAATTTTTTAACCGTTATAATAAAGAGCAAGCCGAAGTTACTGAACTTACTGCTAAACAAACACAACACTTTAATAAACAAACTGATCAAGTTTTCAATGATAAATTCAAAGGTTTTGATTTTCAAGTTGGAGACAAAAAGTATCGTTACAACGTTAAAGATGTGCAAGAAACAAAACAAGCTCAAAGCGATGTGTTAAAAGTTTTTGACAAATTTATTAGTAAAGATAATTTACTACAAGACGCTAAGGGCTATCACAAGTCTTTGTTTGCTGCACGTAATGCGGACGCTTTAGCAAATCACTTTTACCAACAAGGTAAAGCCGATGCTATCAAAACGATGACTTCCGAAGCCAAGAATATTAATATGGATAGGAAAACATCTGATGGTATTGTTGATACCGGTGGCGTTAAAGTGAGAGTTATAAGCGGCGATAACAGTTCTATTTCTTCAAAGCGACTTAAAAATTATTAACACAAACTTTAAAAATTAGAAAATTATGGCTACAAATGTTAGTTTTTCTGGCCCGGGTAGTTCCGCAATAGTTTCTCCAGCGTACAAAAAAATGTCGTTGGTATCAAACTATTTGGATATACAAAACGATGGCTGGACAAAGCAATACTTACCTGATCTATATGAGCAGGAAGTAGACAGATATGGTAATAGAACTATATCTGGATTTTTATCGATGTTAAGCGCAGAAGAACCTTTACAATCAGATCAGATTATTTGGTCAGAACAAGGTAGACTACACTTAGCTTTCGGTGGACAAATGAACACAGGGGTTAACAAAATATTAGTTAGCTCATTAACCAACGCTGATTCAGGCGCGTCTGAATCTTACACAGCGGCTACATGCCCAGTAAGAGTAGGTGCTACAGTTGCAATTAAATTTGCTGCTCACGCATCAAACGCTGCTTCAGTACAAAAAGGTGTGGTAACAGAGGTTACAGATGTTTACATCTTAGTAAAACCTTATGCTGCTGCTAACTTTGCTGCATTATCAAACATTGATGATGTGTCAGATTTATCAATAAACTTCTTTGTATATGGTTCTGAATTTGCAAAAGGTACTGATAAAATGGCAGGTGCTATTGAACCTCAGTTCAAAACTTTCACTAACAAACCAATGATCATCAAAGATCACTTTGAAATCAACGGTTCTGATACAGCGCAAATCGGCTGGATCGAAGTTGCTGGTGAAGCTGGACAAAACGGTTACTTATGGTACTTAAAATCTTCTGGAGATACTAGAGCAAGATTTAACGATTACTTAGAAATGGTAATGGTTGAAGCTGTAAAACCAAGCGTATCATTAGCTGATGCATCTGGTAATGCACTAGGTGGTTCTGAAGGTTTATTTGCTGCTATTGAATCAAGAGGTATAGTATCAACAAACAACTTTGACGCTGCAACTACAAGTGCTGCAGATCAGTTAGATGAGTTTGATCTATTACTTGCTGAATTAGATAAGCAAGGATCAATCGAAGAAAATATGTTGTATCTTGACAGATCTTCAAATCTTTTCATTGATGATTTCTTAGCTAATCTATCAGCTGGTGCACAAGGTGGTACTGCTTACGGAGTATTTGAAAACTCTGAAGATATGGCACTTAACCTTGGATTTACAGGATTTAGAAGAGGCGGTTATGACTTCTATAAAACTGACTGGAAATACTTAAATGACTCTTCAACAAGAGGATTATTAGGAGATATTAAGGGTGTATTAATACCTGCAGGTACTTCTAGTGTATACGACCAGCAAGTTGCTTCTAACGTAAGAAGACCTTTCTTACATGTTAGATATAGAGCATCACAAGCTGATGATAGAAAAATGAAGTCTTGGGTGACTGGATCTGTAGGTGGACCTACAAGTTCAAACATCGATAAGATGGAAATTAACTATCTATCAGAAAGATGTTTAGTTGTACAAGCTGCGAATAATTTTGTATTATTCAAGTAGTATATTTATTAAAGAGTTGGGAGCTTCGGCTCCCACGCTCTTTATTTTTTTAATTTTTATTATATTATATCATGGAAAAACAAAAGAAAAAAGCCCCTGTGGTAGCTCAACCTCAATGGGAAATTAAAGACAGATTATATGAGCTTAAATTAGACAGCTATCCTCCTGTCTATATCGTAAAATCAAGAGGATTATTTTATTTCGATAAAGAAAAAGGATACGAAAGAGAGATTAAGTATGCAAGAAACCAGCAAACTCCGTTTGTAGATGAGATGAAAGGCCACTCTAAGTTAGGTCATATCATATTTAGAAATGGTAAATTGTTTGTTGAAAAAGAAAAAGTTGCATTGCAAAAGTTTTTATCTTTGTATCACCCTGAAAACGGTAATACGTTTAAAGAATTTGATGCTGATGTAGTAGCTACTTCTGATCTTGACATTATCGAATTACAATTAGAAGCTATGAACTTAGCAAAAACTATTGATGTTGATCAAGCTGAAGCTATATTAAGAACAGAGATCGGCAGAGAGGTTACTAAGATGACTTCTAAAGAACTTAAACGTGACTTACTAGTATTTGCACAAAATCAACCAGGCTTGTTCTTAGAACTCGCTAATGATGACAACATAAATATTAGAAACTCAGGTATTAGAGCTGTTGAAGCTGGTATTATTGAATTATCTTCAGACCAGAGAACTTTTAAATGGCAGTCAACTGGTAAAAAACTTATAACAGTACCGTTTGATGAAAACCCATATTCAGCATTAGCTGCATGGTTTAAAACAGACGATGGTATAGAAGTTTTTAAAACAGTAGAAAAAAGATTAAAATAATTAATCATTTATAGAGGTGGTCATCTCTATAGGTGACCACTTACTATAAAAAACATACTATGGCAATTAACGTAAATAAAGTATACAAAACAGCCTTGTCTATATTAAATAAAGAACAAAGAGGTTATTTAACTCCTTATGAGTTTAATAATATTGCTAGACAAGTACAGTTAGAGTTACTAGATAAATTGTTTTACGATTATAATAAGTTTGTAAATATTGAAAACATTAATCGTATAAACGAAGGCTTTGCTGATTTGCCATCAAAAATACAAGAACAAATAGATGAGTTTTATGCAACTCATACTTTATCTAATTTAAATGGTAACTTGTTCGAGTTACCTTCAAATGTATATCAGATACTAGATCTTACATCTGGTAATACTAAGATAGAAAAAATAGACAAAAATAGATTACCATATCTAAATTCTTCACCATTAACACAACCATCAAGTTCATTTCCGGTTTATTATCAAACAGACAATTCATTAGTTGTAAGCCCGCAAACGGTTAGTAATTTGTTATTACAGTATATTAAAATGCCAGTCGATCCAAGATTTGGTTATACTACAGAACAAAATTACGGTACTCAAGTATACGATGCTAATCCATTTGTTGCCGGATGTATAACTATAGGTACTAAATCAATTAATATTGTAAGTACAAACCGTACAGATATAACAACTTCACAACAATATAATTTAACAGTTGGATCTGGCGGTGTAACAGTAACTGGATCAGGAACTGGTGCTTCATTTACAGTAACAGTATCTGGTAACACTATAACAGCTATTGAGTTTACTTCAGCTGGTAGTGGTTTTGCTATAGGTGATACAATAATAATTAGTAATACCGCTATACCAAATAGTGGTTCTGGAAATATGGTATTAACATTAAGAGCACAAGATTTATATAGTAGTACTACTGAAGGTTCTACTGATTTTATAATACATAAATCACAAGAAACAGAATTAATAATAAGTATATTAGCTTACGCTGGATTTGTAGTTAACAAACCACAAGTAACACAAGCAGCTGTACAAATGGGACAAGGTAACCAAATAGCAAAACAAAATCAATAAAACATGGGATTATTAGGAACAACAACTGCAGAACAATACTACAATAGTAGTCAGAAATTTACGGCAACAGCAAGTCAGACTGTATTTCAGTTAACAGTTTCAAACCCACCTTCATCAATAGATGATTTTTTAGTTTTTGTAAATGGAGTTGAAGCTCTTAAAAATACATATTCATATAGCTCACCTAATGTAACTTTTAACTCTGGCTTGTCAGTTAATGATATTGTTATAGTAGAGTTTATTGATAGAAGCTTAGGTGATTATAGATATATTAAACTATTAGACATTGTGAATAACTTTATGTATGGTTTTACCGGTAACGGAAAAGTATTAAATAATGTTAATAGAAGTGATGTATTATTTCAAGCTAAAAGAGGTATACAAGAATTTAGTTATGATATTAAACGTATAGAAAAAATACAAGAGATAGACGTACCACCTAATCTAACGGTAGCAATGCCACAAGACTATGTACACTATGTAAGGTTATCTTGGTTAGATACAGCTGGTATTGAACATCCAATAATGACTGCAAGATTGACATCAAGACCTAGTGAAGCTATAGCTCAAGACGATAATGCTGATTATTTATTTGATCAACAAGGTGGAACATTAACTGTTAACCCTAGTGTTGCTGAGGATAGGTTTACAAATCAATTTCAACTAGATACGTTTTCAGGTAAAACAAATTCTAAAGATGATTATTATTTATTTGTACACTATATAGCTAATAGGATGCAAACTAAATCTGGTAGATATGGTTTAAATCCTGAAACAAGTAATATAAACGGTGTGTTTGTAGTTGACGAAGTAAACGGACAGTTTGGTTTTGATAGCTCTTTAGCTGGTAGAACTATAACTTTAAAATACGTATCAGACGGTTTAGCAACTGATAAAGAAATGAGAATACATAAGTTTGCTGAAGATGCTATATATAAATATGTATATCATGCTATATTATCTACTAAACTTGGTATTCCTGAGTTTCAAATAATGAGAGCTAAAAGAGATAGAAGAGCTGCAATGCGTAATGCTAAATTAAGATTATCAAGCTTAAAGCTTCAAGAGCTTACTCAAGTTATGAGAGGTAAGTCTAAACATATTAAACATTAATAGATGCCAGAAATTAAAAATACCTTTGTAAAAGGTAAGATGAATAAAGACCTTGATGAAAGACTTATTGAAAAAGGTACGTATCGAGAGGCTCAAAATATAGCTATTAGCGAATCATCTGACAGCGATACTGGTGCGGTTGAAATAATAAAAGGTAATGTTAAAAAAGGCACTGATCCTTTTCAAGCTGGTACTGGATATGATGTTATAGGGAAAGTTGATGATATTAAAAATAAAAGAATATTTTATTTTGTTACAAACTTTGAAGGTGAAGAAAACGAAAATATTAGAACAATAAAGAGAGCTAAAAACGCAGGGTCAAACCACTCTGGTAGTGCTGTTTATAATAATAGTATAAATGATAATTGTGCTATTATGATGTATGATGTTGCTACTGAAACAAATGCTATATTAGTTCAAGGTGCTTTTTTAAACTTTAGCAAAAAACATTTAATAACAGGAGCTCAAATAATTGATGATCTATTATTTTTTACTGATGATTATAATCAACCAAGAAAAATAAATGTAGCAAGATGTTTATCAAACGCTAGTCATTATAGTTTAGAAGAACAAATTAGTGTAGCTAAATACTCACCATACATGCCAATACTATTAGTAAATAGAAACGGTTATTGGGCTGATAGTAATACTGAAAATAGCTCAGATCAAGTTGGTGATAAAACAGATGGAGCTATAACTTCTGATTATATGCGTGATAAATTTATAAGATTTTCTTATAGATATAAATATGAAGACGGTGAATATAGTACTATTGCTCCGTTTACGCAAATTGTATTTGAACCTTTAAACAACGCTTTAATTGAAAACGTAGAAAATAGTACTAACTCAGTTAGTAATGAACCAGCTGTGTCAACAGATAAACATAGTATGTATAGAAAAACTACTGTTGATATTATGCAAAACGCTATTAACAAGGTTCCGCTTAGAATACCTATGCCCAATACAAATGAAAGGGATGAGACAGCTAGCTATGGTACAGGCACATATAGCAATGATTATAAAATAACAGATGTAGATATTATAATAAAAGAAGCAGGTGGTATAGCTTTAAAGGTAGTTAAAACTTTAAAATTATCACAACAAGACAATAGTGATTTTGATTATTACTTTGCTAAAGCATCTAGTGGTGGTGATACTTACCATAGACAAACTCTAAAATACATATATAAATCTCAAGAACCTTATAAAGTTTTACCTGAAGACCAGTTAACTAGAGTTTATGATCAAGTTCCTATTAAAGCTAAAGCATTAGAAATAGTAGGTAACAGAGTAGTTTTTGGTAATTATATGGAAAATTATGATTATCCGTGAGATGCTTCTGGTACAAAAGGTATTAATTATACGTTAGGTATTGCTAAAAAAGGAGACACAGAACATGNATCAACCCATGGTCTACTTCAATTTACAGAAAATCAATACAAGTATCATAATATAAAACAAAGAAGAACATATCAAGTTGGTCTTGTTTTTAGTGATAAGTTTGGTAGACAGTCACCAGTTATATTATCATCTAACGTGTCTAATGACGCTGACACATACACGGTTCCTCCAAACACAGAGGATTTAAGCGCTAAGTTTAGTAGTGATTATAGTTGGAGTACTAATCAAGCAGCATATGGTCAAGCTTTAAAAATATCTTTTGTTGATCAACAATTATTTTCTAACAATAGTAATATATACGATGCCGTTTTTAATGCTGGATATAATCCTCATGGTTGGTATTCTTATAAAGTAGTTGTTAAACAAACTCAACAAGAGTATTATAATATATATGCTTCACATCCATTTCAAGGTTGGGATAATATAGACAATGAACCAGATTTTGGTTTAGCTGGTGGTAAAAGTTGGTTATCATTACTAGGTGATAATATAAATAAAGTACCTAGAGCTATTAATGACAGTGATATTAATAGACCTGGTGTTGCTGGTTCAGAAGAATTTTTATATCCTAAAGTTGTTTTTAGTAACAACAATAACGGTGAGTCTGGTATGAATACTCAATTCCATGAGTTAGCAGATGTTATTACTTTAGGTAATGCGTTTGAGCAAAGTTTATTTATATCACCAAAAGATAACTCATCTGGTACTAGTGGTTTTAGCGTTTATAATTTTATTTATGCTAAAGATAAAAATCCATTAATAGCAGAGCTTCCAAATTTAAGAAAATATATAGGCGCAACAACTGGTGCCGCAGGAAATGGTGACTGTTTCTTTGCTTATGTATACGCAGATAGTGGTACTCACGCTGGTGGTAGTGCTGGTCCTAGTACAATAGTAAAAATAACTAACACTAATAATACAGTTGCTGCAGCTAATTATAGTAACAATGTTGATGGTTACTCTGTTAATGGATCAAACATATTAAACAAAGGTAAACCAGTACTAGTTAGAAACTGGGACTCAACTAACTATCTTGTTACATTAGATACAAAACAAGAATTAAAAGCAGGTGATTATTTAATATTTAGTTTATATGACGAAGGTTTATCTGTATTTGAAACAGAACCTTTTGAAAGTAAAATAGATATATACTATGAAACAGGTACTTGTGGTTTAGTACAAGATTTAAATGAAGAGCTTAGTGGTAACACACCTCAAGCTGGATCACCAACTATTAACGGTTTAAATAATTCAACGTTCCCTGAAAGTTCAGCTCCAAACGCTGGTGTAATATCAACTGTACAAGCTACTGATAATACGGGCTCAAGTAACTTAAGTTATTCTATAGTGTCTGCATATACAGGTAACAATATAAATGTTCAAGGTAAATTTAGTATTAATGGTACTACTGGTGCAATAACAAACACTGGTGCTTTTAGATTTAAAAATACATCTGAAGACAATATAACTATAAGAGTAGAAGTTAACGACCCTGATACGCAGGCTATTTATTCTGATTTACCTATAGCTGTAACAAACTCAATACCTACTTTTCAATTTGGTAATTCAAACGTTTCGGTAAGTATATTAGCTGGTAATAATGCTTTAGTTCACAGTGACACTGTTACTAACGGATCAGCTTTAAGTAGTGAAAACAACATTGGTACTGGTACTAATAACAACATGACTGTAACAAAAAACTTTGCTAGCGCTGGTAGTAATACCGCTACTTATAACGGGTTTTTTAACGTAACAGTATCGGGTAATTCATTACAAGTTAGAACTACAAGCAACGCTACTCAAAGCGCCTTAACTAGTTTCTTTGCTGATAACACGGCTAACGCAAGGCAAATGACTGTAACGCTAAATGATGGTATGCCTTCAAATAATACAGCTACATGTATATTAACATTTACAGAAGGTGCTAGTTCTTTCCAAGGTGATTTATTAACAACTCAAAGCGTATGTGATCCTTGTGAAGTTTCACAACAAACTTTTTACGCGATACAAAATACTGGTACTACTCAACCTGATATTTATAATGGGTTTTTAAACCTAGTACTTAACAACAAAGTTTATACAAACTCTATATTAACTACAACAGCTCCTGCTGGTCATTATTTAACTGAAGTTGCTGATTCAGGTTCTTATGCTTATAATTGTTATCAATTAAACTCTAGTGGTGTTGTTATTGATGTTAATACTGATGTATCAGAGTGTGATGATAGAGAGAGTTAATAGAGTTTGGAAAAAACCAACATTAAAAAAATTAATTAAATGGTGGAAAGCATTTAGTGATTTTAATGTACATAACTATGAATATTATTTAGTAGGTGGTTTTATAAATAAAGAAAAAACTAAAGATATAGATATAGTAGTTATTGGAGATATACAAAAAGATTTAAGTGTAATATTAACATTAGCTAAAATGTTAGGTGAAAAAGACGATATACTTATAGATATATTTTGGTGTGATGGATTTTATGATCACACAAATTATAAACCAATAAAAAGAGTTAGAAATTTTAACAAGTTAAAAATAACTAAAAATAATAAAACTAAAATTTATGATTACGGTGGTACACAAATAGATGATAATTTATTTGCTAGTTATTATAAACAACCTTATGTTGATTACATTAAAAGTAAAGATTACAAAAACAAATACATAAAAATACAAGATTATATAAATAGGCACAACCAATTGAAATAGCTTATTACAACTCTATAGTATTAGCCGGAGGCATTGTCTCAAGTGATCATGGTAAATACCACGTAGAAGAGTCTAGAATTAAAGGAGGCTTTAATGAAACGTCTATGGATTATGGTGTAAAAGACTTATACNACAGACGATGAGTATGCTCCAAGAAGAAGAATCTAATGCTATGATATACTCTGGTATATATAACTCTAAAACAAAAGTTAATAAAACAAATGAGTTTCCTATAGGCGCAGCAATAACTAGAGCTGTTGATATTGCAAATGGTAGTATACAAAAACTACACGCTGAAGATACTAACTTAAATATATTCCAAGAGAATAAAGTTAGCGCAGCACTGATAGATAAAGATGCTATATTTACAGCTGAAGGTGGATCGCTTACAGTTAGTGGATCAAAAGTTATTGGTCAAGTTAGAGCATATCAAGGTAAGTTTGGTATAAGTAAAAACCCAGAAAGCTTTGCTCATTATGCTGGTACTAAATATTTCGCTGATGCAAACAGAGGTACTATAATGAAATTAACTAATCAAGGTTTATTCCCAATATCTTCATTTGGTATGAAAGACTTTTTTAGAGACAACCTTAGATTAGTAACTGATAGTGGTAATATATTTGGTATGTANGATGAAGTTAAAAACATGTTTGTATTATCAATACAAGANCCTACTACAACTATAANCCACGGTAAAATTACTAAAGGTAATGTTCCTGGTGTAAGTGAAGTAGCTTCAGGTTCAATATCAAGTTCGCCATCGCAGTATGTTACCATGTCTTTTAGTGATAGAACTAATGGTTGGGTTTCATATTATACTTATAAACCTTCTTTTGGTGCTAGTATACAAAATCAATACTTTACTTTTAACGGGCAAAGCATATACAAGCATTACGATATTAATTCAGAATATAATAAGTTTTATGATGCTACATATAAAGATCCTTCTTATATTAAGTTTATACAAAACGATATGCCTAGTAGTATTAAAACTTTCTTTACAATAAACTATGAAGGTACTAGCGGTTGGTTTATGGAATCAATGACAGCTGAGTCTGTTAATAGAGAAGGATATACGTCTGGTTCTGTAGTAGAACAAGCATATAAAATACCAAAGAAAGGTGTGACTATAGTAGATGAAACGGGCGCTTCTGCAAACGTTGGCTTTGAATTAAAAGAAAGTAAATACTATAAAGAGTTAAAACAAAAACTACCATACATATATTCTAATTATGATAGTAGTTTTAATGATAATACTTTAAATACTACTACTGGTATTAAAGGTTATCACGCGAATATAGAGTTACAATACTATGAGCCGTTCCAAAATACAACGGAAAGTAAAGCTGAATTATTTGCAGTTTCAAATGATGTTTCAATATAAATAAAAAAATATGGCAATAGGTTTAATAGCAGGTGCAGCGTCTTCAGTGATAGGTGGTTTATTCCAAGGGTTTGGAGCAAGGCGAGCTGCGCGTAAAGCTAGAGCAAAAGCTAGAAGATTACAAGCTAATCTTAATAGACTAGAACGTAATAGACAAGATATTATAAACCCTGCAGATCAAATGCGAGATAGATCAGACATGATACAAAATCAGTTTGGTAATTTACAGGTTGCAACGCAAGCTGCAGAGTTTCAAGCAGAAGAAGCTGATGTAAGTTTAGCTAATACATTAGATACATTAAGAGCTACAGGTGCGGGTGCTGGTGGCGCAACCGCTTTAGCACAAGCCGCATTAAGAAGTAAACGTGGTGTATCTGCAACTATAGAACAACAAGAAGCACAGAACCAAAGACTAGCAGCTCAAGGAGCACAGCAAGCACAAACAGCTAGATTAGCTGAAGGATCTAGGTTAGATCAAGGTAGAATGGCTGGTGCACAGTTTGAGTTTAATGTTAGAGAGAACAGAGAACAAATGAAGATAGACAGAACAGCTGGTTTATTAGATCAACAAAGAGCTAGAGCTGCTTCGTTAAAAGCACAAGCAAGCCAAGGGTTTGGTCAAGCACTAGGAGCTATTGGAGGTCTTGCCGCTGGTGGTTTAGCAGGTGGTAAATCATTTGGTGAGAATTTTAAAACTAACTTTGGACTTTAAAATAAAATATTATGAGTTATAGACATCCAAGATTTTATCGTGAAGATTTCACAGGTTTCAACAATGCTATGCAGAAGTCTTTTGGTGAGCAGTTTAAAAATGTAACTGATTATTTCGATAAAAAAATTGAAGTAAGAAAACAATATGAAAAAGATTTACATGCGCAAGCAGACAAAATGCGTGAAGAAGCAGAGGCCGCAGGTAATATTGGCGCTGATTTTCAAAAAGAATTAGAAGAAAATATACAGAACTTTTTAAAAGAAGGTTTAAAAATGGAAGCTACTGGTAAAAAAGGTGGCATTGGTTTATTTGGTGGTAACGTAACAGAATATAAAAAAGATAAATTAGATTTAGAAAAAGCTAATGCAAACTTTAACGCACAGATAACAGCTGCTAACGGTATTACTAACAGAGCTTTTATAGAAGACTTAGAAATAGACGAAGACTATGATCATGGGTCTGGTAGTTATTTAGAATATGCNACAGTAATAAAAGGATTAAAAAGTAATTTTAAACAAGGTGGTAATATAAATTTTAAATATAAAGGTGATAATGATTTTGGTATGGGTGTTACAGTTAACAACCCTAGGTTTGATCCTGAATTACCTGAAAGNGATGATAATAAAAAAGAAATAACATATAGTGCTCAAGAAATACAAAGGCTTATAGGTGAAAATGATCCTGAAGCTAGAAAGCAAATAGAAGAAAATATTAAAAGTGCAGAAGAAACTTTATTAAATCAAGCTAAATCTGATTTAGAAAAAAGAAACGCATATGGTCAATCTGTTAAAGGTACTGAAGGTAATACAGATGGTACAGCTTATTACGGTGAAACAGATGTTAAAAGAAGAGTTGAAACTTTTGTTACTGAGCTACAACAGCAAGATGAAAACAACCCTGATGATGGTAGTGTTATTGACGATATATATAACAACAAAATAAAGTTTAATGATAAAATAAGACTTGAAGAACTACAGAACGTTGGGGGTGATGGTGTTAATTTATTATTAAATAAAGTAAAAGATCCTAAGCTAGCAGATGAATTAGCTATGTTATTAGACTTACCTAAAAACGATATATCATATCAGAAAAAGATATTAAGTAAAATGGGTATAACAGATCCTGAAGAAGTTAAAAGTGCCATGAATAGTTTAGATGAAGCTAAAAACAATATGGTTAAAAGGTATTTAACAAATCAAGTTGTTGGTGCTGGTATTGGTAGTAAGTTTGTTTCACCTACCGTACCAAAATCTACAGGCGGTAGTGGTAGTGGTATGAATACTACATTATATTCACAAAAGAAATTTGGTGAAGCTACAAGAGCTTTAGGTGGTACCGCTGTTGTTGGTATAGAAGATCCTGATTTTGTAGGACCTAAAGTAGCAACGTTAGCTAACACTAATAAAAACTATTACGACACGGCATTAGCTGAGAAAAATGAAATAGAAAGTGTATTTAAAAACATGGAGATAGACACTAAAGATGGTACTAGGTTTGCTGATAATATAAACTTTGATCCACTGAGTAAAAAAATAACTTTTGATTACGACGCTAAAAAGAATATAGAATATAAAGACAAAGATGGTAATAAACAATATGGTGATTTACCAGGTATGACAAATGAATTTGACATGTCTGATCCTGATCAGTTTGAAAAATTATATTTAACAATGGGTATAAAAGCTACTGGTCAAAAAGGTATGAGCTATGAAACTGATTATAGTAAAATGGCTAGTATATATG